TTATCAGTCTGCCTTAGATGCATCATCTCAGGCATATCAACAAGCAGCTACTCGCGACTTAGAAGCAGGACGTTTAATGGGTGGTTTAGGCCAGAGTGTAGGGGCGCTTGGAACTGGGTATGGCAATCTTGGGACGGGTTACGGAAGTTTAGCAGGTACGACAGCAGATATTGGTCGTGTTTACTCCGCTCTTGGTCCCGCAGACTTAGCCTTTATGACAGGCGTAGGTGAGGCGGAGCGTGGATATCGTCAGAGCATGATTGATACAGCGCGTCAGGAATATCAGCGTCCAACTGAGCAAGCGTTGTTACCGTACACATACGCATACGGTGCGCTATCAGGAACTCCATCAGCAAGCGTTTATTCACAAACTCAGCAAAACTATGGCGCACAACCTAACCCATTTGTATCTGGTCTTGGCGCATACACTGCGCTTCAGGGCATTAACCAAGCTGCATAAGGCGAACAATTATGGCTGATCCTCTAGACCCAGCGCGTTTATATGAGCGGTACAAAGCGGCTCAAGTAGGTCGTGGACTGGGTGATCTATTCCAAGAAGAAGGTCCGGGTCTTGGTCCTAGTTCCGATTACATATTAAGACCTAATATGGATAAGAGTCTTGGTAAGCTTGCTCTTGACAGAGGTTTAGCAGGTAGAATTAAGGATTTACGTCGGGATTTTGCTGGTTTTCCAGAAAGGGAACCGTATATTCAAGACTTACGCGATTCTGAATCTAAACGGCGTAGAAGAGAAATGGAGCCTTCTGGCTTAGAAGCTGAGTTGGCTAAAATAAAAAGACTGCAAGAAAACCCTTTAGAGATTGCCCCGTTACCAGAGCTTCCTGAAGAAAGCCTAGCATATGAAATGAGTCCTTTGGATGCTATTGCGTCGCAGCTTGCGAAAATCAATGCACCGACTGGTGCGAGTGACGAAGCTATAGCGCAAGAGATGGTTGCAGAAAAACAAAGAGGACAATCTGCGGAAGAATTTCGGGCAGAAGAAGCAAGGCTTGCCAAAGGTATGATGCCAGAGATGGGAGCCGATCCCCAGAACGTGCAGAAAGCACTTGATGAAACCTTTGCTAATGCAATGGATGACTTCATTAATTCTGCTCGTGGCGCTGGGCCTGATAAAAAGGAGCGTACTCTTGATGACTATAAAAAAGAGTTCGCAGAAGCTACCGGGGTAGATATCAGCGGTAAGGTAGACAAAAGTTCGGCTTTGATGTCGCTGGGTCTAGCACTGATGCAGAACCGCGCTGGTAAGGGATTCAATGTAGGTCGTATGTTGAGCGCAGTTGGTAAAGCTGGCTCTGCTGCATTGCCTGCCCTTGAGAAAGCAAAAGAGAAAGCACAAACTGCGGCTCTTGCTGCAGGTAAGTATGCGTTGCAGACTCGTTCTTCAGATCGTGCAAAAGACGAAGCTGCGGACTTGGCGGGTAAAAAGCGTGGCAAGTATTGGGTTTATAAAAAAGGCGGCAAAGGCACAGAGTTCGCGAACTTTGATAATGGCGAGTTTGTCGATTTAAACCCATTTGAGCTTAATAAGCTGGTTGAGAACAAAGACTTTGACAATCAGTATGAGTTCATTGACGCATCTGACCGTATGTCTATCTTAGAGAAACGTGCAGAGGGCGTTGATCTTGGAGATATGTGGTCAGGGTATGAACGTGTATCTTTGATTGGCGGCAAGGCTGATGATGTTGCGCCTGAGTTGCAAGTTTTAGCCGCAGCGGCGGACCCAAATTTTAAAGGATTAACTCCTACACGGTTTAAAATTCCAGAAACACCAGAAACTATTGTTCGTAGATTTGGAGAACTACAGCAAAGCATTACTTCTGGTTCTGTAAAGTTTGAAAATTTGATTTCTGCAATTGATAGCGGTGTTAGCATACCTAATCAAATGGTTAGCACAATATTTACTGGACTTAGAAACTTGGGATTTAACGTCGGTGAACAGCCAACTGATATAGCACAAGCTCGTACAATGCTTAAAGAAATTGCCGTAAGGGAAGCAACTAACATTCTGCAAGAGTCAGGTAAAACTCTTTCTGACAATGACCGTAAACGCGTTGAGGATCTTGTTGGTCAAATTTCTTTTGTTTCAGGTGATGCAGCACTAATAAAGAAAAAGCTCAAAGAGATATATAAACTTACGGTAGAAAAGCCTCAAGAAAACCTTGATCGTGCGGTTAGTTGGATGGAAGAAAACGCAGGAATTAAGTTTACTCCTACTCAGTCTGATGTTCCAACAAGCCAAGAAGAACTAGATGCAATGAATGCAGCTTTTGGAACCAGTTTCACAATGGATGACTTCAATCAATCAGGAGCGTAATTATGACACCTCAAGAGCAATTACGCAAATTTAGAGAAAGTCAGCAAAAACAACTATCTCCGCAAGAGCAGCTAAAGCAGTTTCGTGCCTCTCAATCTCGCGGCAGTTCTTTAGGTATGGCCCGTCCTAAATCTTTTGAAGAATTAAGCGCATCATCCACTGGCAAAGACTTAGGTAACTTTGATTATACCACTGGCGCAAAAGGCGGTATTCGTGCGGCTCTTTCCTTTATGGAAACGCCACAGGAAAAAGAAAACCTATTGCGTCAAAAGGTTGGTGAGTCTGGTTTTACTAAAGATTCCAAGGGCCGCTTGGCATTGACTCCTGAAGGTCAGGCAAAGCTAGGTTACGAACCAATTGAGAAAAACCTTGTGATTGAAGAAGAGGGCTTCCGTCTTGGTCGTGACCTTGCTGACGTTGCAGGACTAGCTCCTGAAACAATCGGCTCTATCATCGGTGGTATCATCGGTGCGCCGGGGCTTGTTACTGGCGCTGTAGGTGCTGGTCTGGGCGCAGGCGTTGGGCAGGCTGTAGAAGAGGGTATAGAGGGTCTACTTGGGCTTCAAGAGCAGTCGGTTGGTGAAGTTGCTAAAGATGCTGCTAAGGAAGCTGCTTTGGCGGGCGTGATTGACTTCGCAACAATGGGTACGTTCAGGGCTGGTAAACTTTTGATTCAGGGCGCAGGCAAAAGCGCAAGTGCAGTTGCTCGTGCTGCAGGACAGGGGGAACGTCAACTAGGTCAGGCACAAGCCGAACAGGCTCTGCGGATTATGAATGAAGGCGGCATGCCGAGCTATGAAGCAGCGGGTATGCCTGCAGCGGTATCTCGTGCATCTCAAATCGCAGAAGCAATTTCGGGAAAAGAAAAACGTGCAGTTCAGAACGTAGTTTTTGCTTTGGACAAAAAGAAAAAACTGCTTCAAGAAGCAGGCATTATGGATGAATCTGGACAGATTGTGGCAGGCGCAACCACTGATGACCTTGCAAAAGTTATCGCTGATTCTGCACCGAATAAGGCAAATCAGTTGCAACGTTCCTTGGATGATGCCCAAGAAGCACACATGAAGGCAATTGATGAGACAATCTCTATTCTTTCAAAGTCAACGAAAGAGGGTACTGAGATTGATGACGCTGTACTTGATGTCCTGATGTATAACTATGATGAGTTCGCAAAAGGCGCGAATACTAACTACAAGGCTGTTGATGATAAGCTGGCAGAAATCACTGGCCCTATCACAATAAATGGCAGAACAGTTCAGGTTGAGGGTGGCGAACTTCCAGTTTTTGATATTCGTGCGATAAAAACGCGCTTTGATGATGTGATTGATAGCAGATACGGCGGTGCAGCATCTACGGCACCTGACGAATTTACAGCGATTGGCGCACAGATTAATGACCTTGTGAGTAAAGGTTCAGAAGTAGGCTTTACTTCATTTAACGGTCTTCGCGCACTGCGTAAAAACATTCAAGATACTTTGATGGACCCTAAACTAAGTATCTCAGACACTACCCCTCGCCGTCTTTTAGTCGATCTACGCAACAACGTTGACACTATGTTGAAGGGAGATGTCAAGCTAACTGGTGTTGGTGGCTCTGGCAATGCATCTAAAATGCGTACAGCTATGAGTTTGTTGCAAGATGCGAACAAAGCCTATCGCGCAGAAATGCGTATGTTTAATCGCTTGGAAAATTTGGGAATTGTTCGGAATTTTGGCGAACCGGGAGTGAATGTAAAGCTAGAAGTTGGTCGCAACTACGACAAAATCATTCAAAGCCCAGCGCGGATTGAGGCTGCATTAGAAGCCGCAAAGGGTCAGAAGGAAGTTGTTCGGCAAGACTTGGCAAAGCGTTATCTTGACGAAGCATTGCTTGATTCAAACAAAGACTTCGCGGACCCAACCAAGTTTAACGGTGTTCAGTTCTACGGAAAAATCAAGCGTATGAACAAAGACAAAACTGGTAAGCTATTGTTTGGCGATCAGTGGGGCGAAGTACAAAACCTAGCAAAATCACTGGCTTACGGAGGCGTTAAAAAGATTGATGACGCAACGCTTCAGCGCATCGTGGCTCAGAACCCAGACGCAGGCATTGTTCAAACATTGCGTAGCGTTCGTGATGCGCAAGTCGGGTTAGAAGAAGCATCTCAGTCTAGCATCTTACGCCGTTTAAACTCAGGCAATCTAGACCCAGAAGAAGCAGCAGCGGCGATCACAAATCGCAACATGACCCGTGCGCAAATGAACCGCATCCTGAAGTTCTTCGAAGATAGCCCGGAAGCTCAAAATACAATAAAACGAACAATTGTTAATGATATTCTTGGTTCAGTAGACGAGGATATCTTCATTAACGAGAAAGCAGCTTACTCTCTTCGTAATGCGCTGGAGTCTTATAAGCCTGAAATGCTGAACAAAGTTCTTGGAGAACAGGCAGTAAAAGACATCAAACAAATGGCTGATGACCTTGTTTTCTTGCGTGATACAGGGGCAAGAGGCGCGGGTTCACTAGCTGCAGACGCTATCCGTACAGGTCAGTACACAAACCCACTGAAGAATATCCCCAAAGCGGGTCGCTTCCGTGTGTTGAACTATATGATAAACAACCCAACAGTTATGCGCCGTGCGTTAGAAGTTAAGGCAGGTCGCACAAGCCCACAGGCAGCGGCACAAAGCCTAACGCAAGCACTGAACGAATCAGCAGCGCAAGTTACTGGAGAAGGTGTACCGTTAACGCAACGGGCAGCAGGGGCGGTAAAGGGCGTAGGTGCTACACTTGGAGCGATCAATCGCGGCAATGTAGCAACTCGTCAGGGCTTGGGGCAGTTACTTACTTCTCCCCAGCAGGTTCGCGGCACTCCCCCGGAGCAGCCACGCACAAGCCGAACAAGTGTTCCACAAGTTCTTCCCCCGGTAAATGCAGAAAATATGCAGATAACCCAAAAAATAGACCCCCGGATTATCCAGCAACAACAGAGCTTGCGTGAACGCGCAAAAAGAAACCCCTATATAGCTTCTACACTACTAGGGGGTCTTGGAAGCGCGGGGCTTCTTTAGTCTTCAATGATTGCGGATAGCCCACCTGTAACAATACGAGCAGAGGTGGGCTGTCTTGTCATACCGTAAGATTCATACTCACGATCAACAAGAAGCGACAATTGCTGCGAAATGTTGCGGCGTTCTTTCTCCGCCATTTGAACTATTTTTTCATAAGTGTCTGTGCTGACACCTATAGACTTGTATTTTGATGGCTTAGGCACTAGCATAACTCCCATAATGTACTCGAAACCAACATATAATCCCAAACTTAAAAGGTCAAGGCCGAAGTACGGTAACAAGAAGACTGTGGTTGATGGGATTACATTTGATTCAAAGTGGGAATCGCAGCGGTATTTGTACCTAAAGTCTTTAGAGAAAGCGGGGCGTATAAAGAATCTCGAACTTCAGCCGCGCTTCTTAATCACAGTCAACAGTCAAAAGATTTGCACCTACGTTGCTGACTTCCAGTACGATAAGGAAACTAAAGACGGTGATTGGAAACACATAATCGAAGACGCAAAAGGCGTAGAAACACCTGAATTTAAACTAAAAAATAAATTAATGAAGGCTGTTCACAACATCGAAATCTATCTTTCCAAAAAAAAATAGTTGACATAAATCCCATACTATCCTAAGTCTAGGGTTCTAGAAAATTTAACGCGGAGACTGACATGAACAGTATTGAACTGTTTCAACGTCGAGAGGAGTTGAAGTTTATTCTCTCAGACTTGAAAACTGAACTTAAAGACATTGAAGATCAAATCTCAGATATGTGGTTAACCGTAGCGCGTGACGCATTACGCGCAGACGGTAAAGACTTTGGTACCACGCACATCGTTGCGGGAAACAAAAAGCTGAAAGCTGTTGTCCGCAAAAAGGTAACATGGGATCAAGATGAGCTTGGCAAGGCATTGCAAGAAATGCCTGAGAACGAGGCTCGTCACTATGGGAAACTTACACTCGCCGTAGAAGAGCGTAAGTACACAACAGCACCACCTTCAATCAAAGAAGTATTGGAGCCTTGCCGCACGGTAGAGGTTGGTGGTTTCTCAATCGAAGAGGTAGAATGATGGGTTTACAAATTATTACAGCCGAACAACGTCTTGCAGAAAAGCGCGGTCACAAGATCGTAGTATGTGGTGCAAGCGGCGTAGGAAAAACAACATTGGCTCGTACACTAGAGCCAAACACTACACTATTCATGGACTTAGAAGCGGGTGATGCGGCTATCGAAGGATACCCCATCGACGTTATCCGTCCTCAAACATGGGCAGAATGCCGTGACTTTGCATGCTACATTGGTGGGCCAAACCCATCATTGTCAGAGGATCAGCCATATAGCCAAGCACATTACGATTACGTTGTGCAAACATATGGTGATCCTCAAGAGATTATGGCGAAGTTTAGCACGATCTTTGTTGACTCAATCACAGTCGCAGGTCGCCTATGTTTTCAGTGGTGCCAACAACAGCCAGAATCACGATCCGATAGGACTGGCAAGTTGGACACTCGTGCGGCCTATGGCATGCACGGGCGCGAGATGATGGCATGGCTTACGCATTTGCAGCATATCCGCGCAAAGAATGTCATTTTCGTCGGCATCCTAGACGAAGTTACCGATGATTATGGCAGAAAGCAATACGCGTTACAGATCGAGGGGAGTAAGACTGGACGCGAATTGCCGGGAATCGTAGACGAAGTGATCACGATGGCGGTCCTTGGAGGGGACAATGGACCGTTTCGTGCCTTCGTCTGCGGTGCCCTAAACGAATGGGGCTACCCTGCTAAAGATCGGTCTGGTAGGCTCGACACATTAGAAGAACCGCACTTAGGCAAACTGATGGCAAAGATGTCAACAGGCCCATTGCAATCAGAGCGTCCATTGGACTTTGTTGATCCAAACGCTCAAAATTCTAGCGAAGGAGAAATCGCAAATGCTTAATCTAAATAATGCACCCGTATCAGACGCACCACAAATGGAGCGCACCCTAATCCCTGCAGCCACAGTGTGCCGCGCTGTAATCATCGTTAAGATGGGCGACATCGAACTTCAAGAGTTCGGCGCAGGTCAGTGGTTCAAGCAATCACAGTCATCAAAGGCGAAGTGGATGGAATTAGAGTTCACAATCGTGGGCGGCGAACATGATCGCCGTAAGTTCTGGGATCGCATCTTTGTCGATGGCGACAAGATGGGTCAGAGCGGTATTCCACAGGCCAAAGAGATTGGCTTGCAAACACTGCGTCAGATCATTGAAAGCGCGAATAGCCTTGATCCAAGCGACATGTCACCAGAAGCGCAACAGCGTCGAAACATTTCAGGTATCATGGACTTGAATGGAATGGAGATTTGCGCTAAAGTTGGCATCAAGAAAGGCAACAATGGCTATTCTGATAGCAACAAGCTAACAGCAGCCTTAACGCCGAACCAAAAGGATTTTATCCCAACTGGTCAAGAACCAGTCATGCAGACATCTGCAGCGGCAGCACCAACGCCTCAACCACAGGCAACAGGTGCAGCACCAAGTTGGGCTAATCGGTAATATCTAGAGGCACAGGTCACTCTGCACCTGCTAGACCACGGAAAGGGGGCCGTGGGCCAAATACCCCCTCACTTTCTAGATCAAATGGAGTCCCCAATATGTTACTGCGCCCCTATCAAGAGGCCGCTGTTAGTGATGCGTGTAAGGCATTAGATAAACACGGTAATACAATTGTTGTAGCACCTACTGGTGCAGGTAAAACGATTATGCTTTCTGCACTAATTAGAGAGCGTTACAAACAAGGCAATAGAGTTCTTGTTTTGCAACACCGCGATGAGCTTGTAACTCAAAATATGTTTAAGTTTCAAAAATTTAATAATCATTTATGCCCAAGTGTTGTTAATGGAAATTTAAAATTTTGGGGCGGTCATGTGGTTTTTGCAATGATACAGACAATATCTCGTGATCGCAATCTTCGTGATCGTCCAAAATTTGATATGGTCGTTGTAGATGAAAGCCATCATGCAGCAGCAAATACATATTTAAAAGTTATTAACGCGGTAAAAGATGACAATCCAAATGCAGAGATTGTTGGCTTTACTGCGACACCGAATCGTGGCGATGGCAAAGGTCTACGCAGCGTTTTTAATAATTGCTCACATTATATTGAAATCACCACTTTAATCCGAGAAGGCTTTCTTGTTGCACCGCGTACCTATGTAATTGATTGCGGGGTCAAAGACCAACTTGATAAGGTCACACGCAGAGGCAACGACTTTGACATGGATGAAGTCGAAGCGATTATGAACCGCAAGGTGATTAACCAGAAGGTTGTTGAAGAGTGGTTGAATCACGCAGAAGATCGCAAGACTGTTGTATTCTGCAGCACGGTCACACACGCTGAAGACCTGCTAGAAGAGTTTCTTTATGAGGACATCAACGCGGGTATCGTCACAGGAGACACACCAAAGCAAGAGAGAGCCAAAATACTGCATGACCTAGCCTACGGTGACGTACAGGTAGTCGTGAACGTAGCAGTGCTTACAGAGGGCTTTGACGCTCCACCTGTGTCCTGTGTGGTTCTAACGCGCCCCTGTTCTCAGAAGGGCACAATGGTGCAGATGATCGGGCGTGGCCTACGCACTATTGATCCAGAAGAGTTTCCTGACACAGTAAAGACAGACTGCGTTGTGCTAGACTTTGGCACAAGCGTTCTAACTCACGGCT